GCGAGAGCCCCAATGGAAAACGCCGACGTCTGACCGGCCGGCAGGTTAAAGTGAGGTTTGGTCGCTGATGTTTGGTTTTGGTAAAGCGCGCGATTCCGGCGAGGGAAATCGCCAGGAGCCGAGCGCGCCCGTGGTCATGGTCGAGAGCTCGATCCCGAAAGTGAGCCGGCGCAATAAGCCGATGCGCCCCGCGGTGGGTAAGCGCGGGTTCGATGCTGCGATCTCGGACAGGCTCACGTCTAATTGGTCAACCACTCCGCTGACAGCTGACCAGGTCATCGACCGCAATCAGCGTGTCCTGGTCGCGCGCTCGCGCGAGGAGGCACAGAAGAACGACTATCTGAAATCGTTCCTGCGTCTGTGCGATCAGAATATTGTCGGGCACCGCGGCTTTGCGCTTCAGGCGCAGGCGCGTGACAATAACGGTGCGCTCGATCGGGGGGCAAACGAAGCGCTCGAGGCGTGGTGGCGCAAATGGCAGCGGGCGTCGAACTGCGATATCACGGGCAAGCGCAGCTTCCGGATGATCTGCAAGGGGGCGGTCAAAACCGCTGCAAAAGACGGCGAGTTCATGATCCGCGAAATCCGCGGCCGTAACGCGGGGCCCATGCGCTATGCGCTGCAGGTGCTGGATCCGCAACGGTGCCCGGTAGACTACAACGTCGACCGCCTCGCCAATGGTCGCTTCGTGCGCCAAGGGATTGAGTTCAGCCGGGAAGGCCGGCCGCTGGCATTCTACTTCATGACCGGCGATCCAGCCGGCTCCGGCTACACGTTCAACGGGACCAGCCTCGATCGGGTGCCGGCCGATGAGATCATTCATGGGTTCCTGGAAGATATCACGGGACAGCGCCGGGGCATTCCCTGGGCTGCCACGTCGCTGTGGCGTCTGCACATGCTGGGCGGGTTGGAGAATGCGGCGCTGACCAGCGCGCGGACCGGCGCGTCGGTCGGTGGTTTCCTCGAGTGGGAGGAAGGCTACGGGCCGGAACCCGATGAAGAGATGCAAGAGGACGAAGAGCTCTACATCGAAAGCGCGGGTGGTGTGTTCCAAGAGCTGCCGACTGGTCTGAAATCCAAGGCATTCACCCAGCAGTATCCCTCCGGCGAGTTCGCCCCGTTCCATAAGTCGATGTTGCGCGGTGCCGGTGCCGGCATGGGCGTGGCCTATGTCAGCTTTGCCAACGATCTAGAGGGCGTGAACTTCAGCTCGATCCGCCAGGGCGTTCTGGATGAGCGTGATCATTGGATGGACCTGCAGGAGTGGCTCATCGAGACGTTGATCGATCGCTGCTATCAGTCGGCGCTCGAGCCGGCGCTTTTGATGGGGCTGGTCGTGAACAATTCGATCCGGCTGCGTCCGGAGCGCGTCGAGAAGTTCCGCAATGTCTACTGGCAGGGCCGTCGGTGGGCATGGGTCGATCCGACCAAGGACGTGAAAGCGGAAATCGACGCCAAGAACAACATGCTTACATCGCCGTCTGAAATCATCCGGCGTCGCGGTGACGATCCTGACACCACTTGGCGCACCTACGCCGACGATATCCAAGCCATGCGCAAGGCCGGCATTCCCGATGAGTTCATCATGGCCTCGGTTCTGGGCGTGGTGCCCGGCGCTGTTCGGCCACCAGCTGGCGACGCAAATCAAGAAGAGGACGAGTCCGATGACAAAAATGAAACTCCTGACGACGAATAGCGGCTTGGCCGCTTCGTTGATCGGCACCGCTCTAACCCGGTCGGTGACTGTGGAGCAGCTCAACCCCAACCGCGGCGGGGCACCTTTGCGCCGGCGGGCGGCTGTGCGCACGATCGATGAAGAGGCGCGCACCGTTGAGGTGGCGTTCAGCTCTGAGGAGCCGGTGGCGCGTTGGTTCGGCGATGAAATCCTAGACCACTCGCCGGGGGCAATGTCCGATGCGCGCCTGCGCAATGGCGCGGCCGTGCTCTGGAACCACAACCCCGATATCCAGATCGGTGTGGTCGAGACGTCATCGGTCGACGGCGATCGCCGCGGCCGTGCTGTTTTGCGCTTCGGCCGTTCTGCCAAGGCCGCCGAAATCTGGGCCGATATTGTGGACGGTGTAATCCGTCACGTGTCGGTCGGCTACTTCGTGCGCGCAATCAAAACCGAAGAGGTCGAAGGCGAGCGCGACAAGGTCACGATCACCGATTGGGAGCCGTTTGAAATCTCGATGGTGAGCGTTCCTGCGGATGCATCTGTGGGGGTTGGTCGATCGGCGGGGGAACCGCCAGAGGAACCGACCGGCGATGGCTCCAATACTCCAAACCATTCTCAAACGCGCACAGCGCAAACTGAAACAGAAGGATCAGGCGATATGAACATTCGCATTCTCCGCAACGCAGCCGGTCACCTGGTCCGTGCCAAGGTGGACGACAACGGCAACATCGTGGAAGAGATCGAGGTGCTTGAGCGGGCATCCGAAACACAAGCGCTGGTGACGCGCGGCCAAGAAGCCGAGCAGACCCGCGTTGCGGCATTGCTGGAAATGGGCGAGCAGTATTCGGCGCAGCAGCTGGCAGCTGATGCAATCCGCGGCAGCACGTCCGTCGATGAATTCACCCGCACTCTGCTCGATCACGTTGGTGGTGGGCGCGGGAATGGCAACGGCAACAGCGGCCGTTCCGATGATACTGGTAACCGCGCATTGGATGACAACGCAGGCGTCGTTGGCATGACGGACTCCGAGGTGGGTCGGTTTAGCTTTCTTCGCGCAGCTCGGGCCTTGCTCAATCCAAGCGACCGGTCAGCACAAGCCGCAGCTGCATTCGAATTCGAAGCATCGGCGGCCGCGCAGGAAACGATGGGGCGCAGCTCCGAAGGGATCACAGTCCCCGTCGACGTCCTGACCCGTGCGCTGAATACGTCGACCTCCGGTGCCACGCCGGGCGACACAGGCGGGTTCTTGATCGATACCAACCTGGCCACGCAGTCCTTCATCGAAATGCTGCGCAACCGCGCCACGTTGCTGCAGCTGGGGACGCCGATGGGCGGTCTGGTCGGCAATCTGGATGTGCCTGGTCAAACCGGCTCGGGCAACGTGTTCATCGTCGGTGAAGACGAAGATGTCGGCGAGGGCAGCATGGACGCTGGGCTGGTCAAAATGAGCCCGACCACCATTGGTGTCTTTGGCCGGGTGACGCGTCGCATGATGCAGCAGTCTTCGATGGATGTTGAGCTGCAGTTCCGCAGCTCTTTGGCAACGGATCTGGCACTCGGCATCGATTGGTACGGCTACTATGGTGACGGCATCGGGAATAACCCCCTGGGCATCTTGAACCACTCTGGTATCAACGCTGTGGCCTTCGCGGATATTCAGCCGACCTATGCGGAGATCATCGAAATGGAGAGCGAGGTCGCCCTCGACAACGCTCTGACGGATTCGGTGCGCTACGTGGGTAACTCCAAGTTCCGCGGTCACTGCAAGTCGACAGAAAAGTTCGCCAACTCGAATGGCCAGACGATCTGGGAAGACGGCGGTACCGTGAACGGGTCGACGGCCGAAATCACCAACCAGTTCGAGAACGGCGATGTGCTGTTTGGCAACCTGCGCGATGTCTACATCGGCCTGTGGGGCGCGCTGGATATCCTGGTCGATCCCTACACCCAGTCGCTGTCGGGGACGCGCCGCGTTGTGCTGCACCAGGACTTCGATATTGCCGCGCGCCGCACCGAGAGCTTCTGCCTCGGCCGCAAGCCGACGGCATAACGATCTGAGCCGGCCGATCAGGCCGGTTCGCTCCCTCTGACCTCTTTAATCTTAGGATTTCAAAATGGCTGAAAAGACAGTGAAAGTTAAAATCACCTCCGCGATCGCGATTGCGGGCAAAATCAAAACGCCTGGCACCACGGTGGAGATCGGCGAGGATCTGGCAAAGAACCTGATCAGCCGCGGCCGCGCCGAGCTGGCGAAGGGTAAGGCTGCCAAAGCTGAAGGCGATCTGGGCAAGATGAAGGTCGCGGACCTGAAGGTCATTGCGGCCGAGCTTGAGATTGACGGGTATGACGGCATGAACCAGGCCAAGCTGATTGCCGCCATCGAAGAAGCGCGCGACGCGTAACTCATGCCCCATCCCGATTGGGAGGACATCTCCGCTTTTTTCGAGGTCGAGGAATTTGCCACCAAGGCAAGTATCACCAGGGCGTCGGACAAAGTGGCAGATGTCCTTGGCATTTTTGACGATCCGACCCAGATGGCGACCCTGGGCGAGTTCGAGTTCGACGGTCCAGGGCCGCGGTTCGTTTGCAGTGAAGACGAGGTGACGCAGGTTTTGCGCGGCGACACGGCCGTGATCGAGGGGCGCACCTTCGATATTCTGGAAGAGCCACAGTTGGACGGTACCGGGATCGCCACGCTGATCCTGGCGGTGCCGAATGTGATCTACAATGCTGGCCTTTGACTTTGACGACGGTCAGCTCGACAAGATCGCGGCCGAGTATGCGGCAACCCCCAAACAGGTAGACCTCTCTCGATCGCGCGCGCTGAAGCGCACGGCCGCGACGCTTCGGCGTCTGGCGTCCACTGGCCTGCAGACAGAGCTCGGGCTGCGAAACGCCAAAGCACTGCGCCGTCGCCTGAAGGAGTACAAGGTGGGCAAGGGTAACAACGCGTTGAAGCTCTGGTTCGGTGCCAATGATCTGCCGGTGTCAGCGTTCAAAGGCCGGCCGCAAAAGGTCGATGGCGGGATTAAGTTTGGCGACACAATGGTCCACGGTGCGTTCTTTGCGAAGGTGGGCGGTAAG